CTTCGGGGGGCTAGACATCCTATGTCAGGAGGCCTGTGACCATGACAAGCTATAAGGGGCGTAAGCCTAGAAAGCCGAAGCCTCGTAAAGCTCGGTCATTTAAAATCCGACCCATCGATACCGGTGTCATTTCTACGTATGATGGCAAGTCCAGGACGACGGTTAACGTCGCTACCATAGCTGGCTATGATACTAAGAGTGGTGCCAGTGATCCGAAGTGGGAGGAAAAGGTCAAGAACAGGCAAGACGCCACACTTCCATATAGTCGTCTGATTATGCCGGATAAGAGGGGGTTTTCGAACTCTCCCGTTTCTTGGCAATGGAAGATAAGTAGGTACTACCCGCCCAGGACAAAAGAGCTTCACACCGCAAACCTAGTAGGTTATGTTGGTGCGAATAATCTTGCTGTAGCTGTGCGGAATTGGAAACCTACGCTGGTGACAGATAGAATCCGCTCAGAATGCAAACTTGCATTTCTCTCCAAAGTCCGCGAGATCACCACACCCTGGTCGGGTGGTGTGTTTCTAGGCGAGCTTAAAGAGCTTGTGAGCGGTATAAAAGGTCTCGGAGGACGCATTTTCAACCAGTCTCTGTCTTTCAGAAGCAGAGCACGCCACCAAGCGCGACTTTACCGGAGAAAACCGGCTAGACTCTTGGCGGATCTGGAAGATATGTATCTCTCTTGGACTTATGGTGTGGCCCCTCTATTAGGGGATGTCGGGTCATACTACCAGGCTGTCCAGCAACTCTATCATAACGCGGTTGAAGTTCCGGTGATTGTTACAATACCGGCCGAAAACCTCGTTAAGGGAGTTTCATACAAGTACTCCGGCGCATCTGGATCAATCCAGGTTCGTGGAGTAGGATGGATGGAAGCTAGGGCATCTGTTCGTATAGTGGGTTCGGTTAAGAGCCAGATTTCTGGCCCTATGCTTGAAAAGGCACTTAGCCTCGGTGGGTTCCAACTCACCGATTTTGTGCCAACCCTCTATGAGCTATTACCCTATTCATTCCTGGTGGATTATTTCTCCTCCATGGGTGATGTGGTTAATGGATACTTCACCGACACACGTGGACTGGTGTATTGTTCACAAACTGAACGGCTTACTGTTAAGGGTTTAGGCACTTATTTTGGTGCCCCCTCACAGGTTGGCTATTTCAAATGTGTTCAATTCCCCGTGATCCCGTCTGTGCGAAAGATTAGTAAACTTTCGCTTAATAGGTCGAAGGCTAACTTGAGTGTCTCTCTGAAGGACATTCATCTCACAATGCCGAATACAAAGCAGTGGTTTAACACTGCCGTACTTGGCCTTTCCAAGATGCGTCGTGATGACGCGTCCTTCTAGTTTAACCTGCTACCTCCTTGAGGTGATTTATGGCCTTTGCGCCTTCCGGTGCCATCACTGGCGCCACTGTTACAGGCTTAACGTCTCCGACGTACACTGTGGCTGCAGATGTCGGTCCTTCGACTCTGACTAAGCAATATGTCGTGACAGCTCTGGGCGGGACTCAAACCGATGTATCTCTACACTCGGTGGCGAGCCCCTTCCTAGTTAGTCTGACGCGACCTGCGGCTTTCAAACCTTTGTCCATCATTAATCCAACCACGGGTAGGCTCCAATCGGTGCCTCGAAATGTTTGGAAGGGTGTGTGCCTAAAAGGCGCTACTCCTCTTTATGGACAGGCTTCCGTTCCGCTGATAGGGCGTTTTGAATTCGCCATCCCAGCCGGCGTAGACTCAGCAGATCCCAACGAAATTAAGGCATTTATGTCCTTCTTCGGCGGTCTCTTCTGGAATCAGGCCAACGGAATTACCGCAAGCTTCATTGACGGTGTTATCTAGCTTTGAGCTATGACGACCGCCACCACAGTAGTACTTCTCATTGGAGACTATTATGCTTGAGCCTGATAGTATCAGCTCTTTGCTTTTTAGCAGCTTGTGCCATGACCTTGGTTTTCCTGGTATCCCTCGGGAGTCCAGGTTTGACCCTTTCCCCGCTGGCGTGCCCACCGATAACGAGTTTCTCGGATCAGTGGACTTTGCCAGAAGAGCTCTCCTCGCCTCCGTCTTCAAAAAGACAGAAGTAGAGTCCGCTCCTGACGCGGAAGATCAGACTAAGGCTGCATTTCTAGACGCTAACCGCGTCTGTGGGATGTACTCCTTAGAAAGTTTTCGTCAATGGGATGGAAGCCCGGCTGTCGGCTACTCTGTAGCCGCCGCAAGGGACATTCTGTATCGCTGGTTCTCGCAGGAAAGCGGAACCGACGATCCGGCCATCACAATGGCTGGTATCGAAAAGGCTGCCCGATTTGGACCGGGCAGTTCCGTGAAGCATGGAAAGCGCCCCACAACCATGTATTTCAAGGTTGGGGATGCTCCAATGACTTCTGGCTCTGATTTCGTACGATCCTGGTACGAGGCAAGTGTGTCGGCATTTCCGTTATGCGACGCGGCCGAAATGGCTCGAAAAGCAAGACACGGCGACATACTAGTGCACGACTGCGGTAATGCAACATTCGTTCCGAAGTCGTATTCTAAACGGCGCATGGTGGTTACTGAACCATCTCTTAATACCTATTTCCAACTTGGATTAGGCAAGGAGATGGAGCGTGTGCTGAGGGATCACACAGGTATTTCCTTCGATACCCAGCCGAGATTAAATTCGGAGTTGGCTAGACAGGGGAGTATAGATGGTTCCTTTGCAACCATGGACTTGAAACAGTGCTCAGACTTTATTTCGCTGAGCCTGGTAGAGTACATGTTCCCGCCCTCTCTTGTGCGATGGATGAAAATTCTACGCACAGGGAAGGTCAGCATGGACAAGGTCGAATACGGCCTCAACATGATGTCCACAATGGGAAATGGTTTTACATTCCCAATGCAAACGATACTCCTTGTCGCTTGCGTCCTAGGTGTCTACGACACCTTGGATCTACCCATTCAGGGCCCACAAGGCCGTACATATGGGGTCTTCGGGGACGACATAGTCGTCTTTGAAGATGCATATCCACTGCTGGTCCGAGTCTTAACAGAACTTGGTCTGGTAGTAAACTTGGAGAAGAGCTTCAGCCGTGGCTCGTTTCGAGAGTCCTGTGGCACCGATTACTTTTGCGGTGTCGATGTCCGCGGAGTTTACCTTAAAAGGTACTCTACGGATCAGGACTTATTCTCCTGCTTTAACCGCCTAGCCTTGTGGTCTGCTACTCACGATATCCGTCTTGACAGGACCCTCGCTCAGATACTTAAACTCATAGAGGGCCCCATTCCAATGGTGCCCCCTGATGAAAGTATTACAGCGGGGATTGTTGTTCCTGTCTTTCCTTTCAAGGATTCAAACGGTACGTTTGAGTACTATCCGTACAGACCTATCCCTTCATCACTGAGCTTTGAGCTCTGGGAAGAGTGGGATGCCCTCGGTCGCCCAGAGGGCTGTACTGGAAGGCTGAAAAGAAAATTCAGCCGTTGGCTAGGAGACCTGTACCGCTATTGTGATGGCTCTATTAACGAGCCAGCGGCACTAAAGGTCTTATTAGCAGGAGGTCTTCGGCGGTCAAAGATGTTCATTCGGTCTCGCGACCATGACATCAAGTACCGGCAGATCGTGGAAAGATCCCCACGGTGGGGGTTTACACCACTGGAAGCGTTCCCTTCAATGGGAACGTCGGTCTTTGAACGGCTTGATTTAATCGTCAAAGCCGCGCTCGAGCTCTAAGTCCTGCCTGCAGGCTTATCTCGGGTACCCTAAAGCACCTTTCGACCAGC